CCTTGACAAGAGGGGCGTGGGTTCGAGGACACATCCTCTGAGTCTCATACGAGACCAGTAAGGAGTGCCGGCCCAGCACCGAGCTGTCCGGCCCGACATGCGGAAAGGGAATCAGATCCCCAATCAACTTGTCGAGCCACCTGCACACTCGCCAGTAACCAGAGAAATACAGCTGGTTCCTGAGCGAGACCGTGCTGATCAGCTCGTGAGCGTCCTCAGGTCGGGAAGGGAGCATACTCCTGACACGAACGATGGAGACGTCGTGACCGTCATAGTACTCCCGTCCGCAAGACTCTCTGAACTTCCCAGTCCAGAAAGACTTGCCGGTATTGACTCGAAGACCAAAATCTTCGAGCTTTCCCACGACCCGAACGGCGAAATCTGTGGGGACGATGATATCGTCTCCATAGACACGCACCCGACGATGGAAGGACATGACGTCCTTCTTCGTCAACTGGCGGTTGAGCTCTTCTTCAATCCCACAGAAGATGATGGTCGCGAAAACCATCGCTTCAATGGGAAAGCAGAGAGCCGAACCCATCGACGCGAACTTGGCAAGACGGTAAGTCTTACCAAGAACTTCAGCCTTCCGCGAACGGGTGGCATCAAGGGCCGCAGCAACATTCGGCCAGTGAGCAACCATCTCGCGTACGAGCTGATTCGAGACGCGATCGGATGCTTCGCTCAGATCGAGCGTCGCGAGCTCCCCGTAAAGGGAGCCCTCCAAGGCCATCCTCCGGTTAGGATTTTGGTCTTGAAATCCGATGAGCCATCTCAAAGGGTTGTCAGACCCTTCAAGATGGCCCACAAGGGATTCGAGAACGCCCTGCTGTGCATATTGCATACACAGCGGTTCGATCGCGATAACCCTGGGCGCCTTGAGCGTTTTAGGAACTGTGATGACCCTCACGGGCCTCTCAGAACCGGGTTCGAGGAGTTCCACCTGATCCAGCTGCTTATAGTAGCTGGGTGACGGAAAGAGGTAATCCAAGGATGGAAACACCTCTTCCAGCCGCCTGGTCCACTCCACCTGATTGTACTTGTTGTTACCAACAAGACCCTCAGCTGTAGTGCCCGGGCCGTGCTTCGGGAAAATGCGACCGTAGAAGATATCCTCATCTACGCGTTGCAACACATCAGCCCAAAGCAGCGTAGCCACTCGACGGAATCGGACTAGGTCCTCTTCCGATCGATTGGCATCCGCCTGGCGGACCTCCTGCTCACACTTGAGGAACTGCTTCAGAGTGTAGAGACGACGATCTTCTGTCGTCTCTGCAGCCATCTTGCCCCACATCAGAGTAATCTGACGCACGGCCTGAATGGCATCTGAAGACGGTTCATCAAGCAACCGTCCAGCATCCGGATCGAACACGAGACGGAGGAAACCCTGCAGTAGTGCAGGGAGACCTCGATGCTCACGACTCCTTGCGGAGATCTTGAACATCGAATCGTCGACGAACCCTTGGTCAAGGCTTTTTTCGAAGCCTTTTCCATAGTTCGGCAGGGAGATCGTTAGAAACGAGCTCCCCTCGTGTTCTACCCTGGAGGTGATCTTTTTGAGATCATCTCCGGTGCTGACGCCACACCAAGTCCCCCTATCAAGGAGGACTTCCTGCAAGAGGCACATGATCCTTTTCATGGCCCCCCTTCCTAATAGAAGAGGTAGGCTATGACCTGTCACATGTGTCAGGATCCCAGGGCAATTCACCCGCAGGTTTCCCCGTGAGTGCAGCTCTCAGATCGCCAAGAGTAAGCACGATGAACGTCCCTGATATCTCTATCAGGGCGATCGCGGCAAGGATCCACTTCACAGTGGACCCTCGCCAACGTGCTTAGCTCTCGCCACCAAGCATCTTGGTGACATTGGCACCGGAAGACGCAGTCAGCCACGCCGAGAGGGCGTCGATGATCTGCTTCTGCTCCACGATCGTGAACCCGGTGACCGGAACATCCGCAACGATGTAAGTACTCATCGAATACGGAGTGTTCTGGGCCGGGAACAGCGGATCGGCAGCAGTCTTCCGGAAGTCAATCCGTGCCGTCCGTCGAGTTCGCTTTCCATAGGAATGCGAGACGGTCAGCTTGACGTTGCCGTCGTCCTTGGAATAGGACGCCGACGTAGCGCCAACGCCAGTACGCGGAAGCGTCTGTGCGACGGCATTGACAGTGAGAGTCTGAGGATCGGTGAACAAGTGACGTGCCTTCCTACAGGTGGACTCCTCCTAGCTGGTTGCTAGGAGGAGGATTGCGGATCCCTAGTTGGTGAGTGCGATGGCGACGTAACAGAAGCCAACGAGAACCCACCATCCAAAGAACAAGAAGCGGTAAACCGCTTCAGAGTTCTCTGGGTCTCGGTGATTACCGCCCACGGCTGATGCCTAGGGCGCCGAGAATGGCCAACTGTCGGGAGGAGAAGTCCTTCCAGTCAGGATCCAGGCCGAATCCGTAGGGTGTTGCCCGAATACGCTTCTTGACATGAGTCGTGAAGCGCTGTTCGGATCGGACGAACCCGTAGTTCACCAGGTTAATCCGGCGGGTGTGGATATCTGTGATCTTGAGATCACACATAACGTATCCCCACTTCAACACCAGCCCATCTCGGGAGAACGCTGAGAGATTTGTAATAACATCTCCAGCGTTGGACACCCAATCTGCGGCCCAACTCCAGGGCGCTAGTTCCCAGGCGAGCGACGGTGAAAACCGAAGCCCGAACAGGCGGTTACCCTCCTGTTCCGCACGCTTAAGACGACTCCAGAGATCAGATCCCTGTGAGTAGTGATAAGTGTACGCTCCTGAGAACCACATACGCTTCTCCGTTACACGGCGATGCGTATAGAGCCCGGGACCACTGTACTGACGAGTGGCAAGAGTCGGATGAGAGATGTAATTCTGGCTCTCACCCGTACCATTCATCGGTTCAATGGTCCGCTCGACAGGGAAACTGTAGCGTCGCCTTACAAGGCGACCTGAGTCGCGTTCGAGCTGTGCCAGGATTTTGTTAGTATCCCGGACAGTTCGAACGATACCATCAATATCAGAGATGAGCGGTTTTAATCCAAACTCGTAGTTCAGGTATTCGTCTGCGAATTTCTTCGAGACGTTACCTGGACGACCGAGTAAGGCCGCACCAGGGAGCGCTGGAAGGCGCTCGATGGACTCTCCGATAAGCTGGCCGACTCCTACAGACGGATTGGTAGGAATGGTCCGGGCAATAGCCGTCGTTCCACGTTGCTGCATCTCTTTCGAGAGTGCAGGTTCGTCAAACGTCGGGTAATACCCAAACGGACCTTTCGCACCAGGATTCATGCCCAATAAAGGACCATGAAATCCATATCGGTTCCCCACCCACGATACCTCAGGCAATGAGATGATACGGTTCAAACCGCCATCATCGTCATATGTCCTTCGGATAGTCGTGAATGGAGCACCGAAATCCGCTGCGATCTCGCGGCTTCGAGAACGACGCCCACTCGCAAGTGTGCGTCGCTGAACTCTCTGAGCCCACGGGAACGGAGTATCCCTAGACCACGTGGTCTGATCTTCGAAGACGGTCATGTCAACATCGCGTTGAGTGGCCAGTGGGCCTGTATCATTGCGATATGCGATGACATGAGCGGTGGGTCCACGACGTGTGAACTCACGGTATCTTCGAATTTCGTCGGACATGGAGTTCCTTCCGGATCCAGGCAGAGATTTCCAATGGGCAGCACGAAGCTCCCATTGTTAGCTCCGCCATGCAGGGACAGGCCCTTCCTCTTCGCGACGCGTCGAGGAAGGACCTA